GCCACCACCGAGTCCGCCTTGATTCAAGACACCGGCTTGGCCGGAGGAGCCGATGAGGTTGATGTCACCGGATATGCCGATGCCACCCGGCGTCGCGCCGTTCTGGGGATTTCCCACGCTGGCTAGACCGTTCAAGCTGCCGCCCGTCGCGCTGACATAAGTGCCGAAGCTGGACGTCCCGCCGGCCGAAGGTGATGCTCCGCTGGTATTGCCAGCAGCGCCGCCAGCGCCAACGGTTACCGGGATCGTCTGACCCGAGTTCAACTTGGTGATCAGTTTCCGTGCGTAGCCACCGCCGGAGCCGCCTCCGCTTGGAATGGTCCCGTACGAGGCGTAGCTCCCCGATCCGCCACCCCACACCTCAACCTCCACCTGTGAGACGTTGAACGGGACGATAAAGGTGTCATTGGTGAGAAACGTCTTCACGCCCGAGGCGACCCCTGGACGCAACGCCGGAAGCTTCCAGCCGAGAAACGGGGCCGCCGCCAACACTGAAATGTTTGCTGCACTGATCGCTGTCTGCCCGTACGACACGGTGATGACGTAGAGTCCCACCCACCCATTATCGACCGGGGGGGTGGCTTGGGAGCCGATATTTGCCGCCGCACCCGCTTTCAGCTGTAGCTGCACGCGCTGGACTCGGCAGGTGTTCTGCGCGACCCCCGAACTGTTTTGGCCGCTGTATGGCTGCGCCGGGTTGGCAGCATTGTAGTATGGCAGCGGCACCGGGTTCGTGTCGCTCTCCAGCCGTGCAGCCTGGATCAGATAGTTGACCGACTGACCGGAGGTGGCGGGCGCCGCAAGCGCGAACGATGTCGCGGTGAGATTTACGCCAAGTTTGACTAGCGGATCAGTTGTGTCGGCTGGCAGCGATCCGTAAGCGAGTGTGTCCACGACAGACAGCTGGGTGATGCTTCCGGGCCCCACTGTTACCGTCATCGAAGCTGGCACCGTGGGGGAACAGACAAGTCCGTCGACGACGGTGTTGCTGCCGAGTATCGTCTGGGCCAGATATCCCAAGGCGACCATTGCGTTCCGATTTGTATTGAGAATATCGGTATCGAGCGGGATGCTTCCCGGGTAGACCAGGATTCTATCCATGAGATCCTCTTTGCTGATCGTGGAACCAGGTCAATTGGTGATCCTGGTCCAACCGATGACAGTGACCGGCAGCACGTCAGCGACGGCCGCAAAGATGTCGCCATCTGTCACTTGGCCCTGCACCATTTCGAGGCTGGCGTATTCGATCGTGCCGCCTCCGTAGCCACCCACTGATCCACCCCAACCACTGACCGCGGCAATGCCACTGCCGAGCGGCCGGTAGGCCGTGATGAAGCACTGAAATGGCAGTGAGAGACTGCCCCATCCTCCGGCGATGCCGTAGCCAATACCACCTCCGAGGCCTCCCAACGAGGTGTACCCACCCGTATCGCTCGACCGGGCAGGTTCAAACACAATCGGCGCGCGTCCCGTGAGATCCTGCAAGACCGAGACAATTGCACTGCGTGTACCGCGTTCCCGGAATAGTTCACGCTGGATTCTGCTGCGGAATGCCGCGTCGCTTTGGGCTGCCCGTCTGATCAGCCGGTTACCAAAGAAGTCGAGCGCGATGATGTCCAGCCATATATCGGTCGCTGTCGCGATGCGCGTCTGCGCCTTCACGTACTGAAACTGCTCGTAAACCCAGCTCCAACCGAACGCGAGACCGCTCAGCAGGGCGTCCAGCACAGGAGCGCTGTCCGGAAACCAGCGCGCCGGTAATACGATGCGCAGCCGCGCCAGAATGTCCTGTTGGTCTCCCGTCATGTCAGTTCACCGCAACAATGCCAGCCTTCACTACACCATTGAGAGCCACGACGACGTCACCTGCGCTTCCGTTTGCCAACAGTGCACTGACATTGACCACCGCGGGGTTTGCCGAATACGCGATTTGGGCAAGCTTGGTCAGAGGTAGGCTGGCCCCTATGGGCAGGCTGTTGATGTAGGAGCCGATTGCGGTGCCGACCTGCGCCTGGACAGGCGCCTTGGCTGTTCCAGCAGGAACGGTGATGGTGAGGGAAACATTGGCCTTGAACACGGTCGGGGACTGCACGCTGAAGATTGATCCCACAGGTCGCACCGCATCAATCGCGGACTGTACCGTGGACAGCAATGCGGTCGAAGGGCTTCCGGATCCATCATCGACCGTCACCACAAAACTGCCCATCAGTAGCTGGCCTGATGGATCGACGTTCTCCTGGAGGGCGTAGTTCAGCCCTTGTTGAATGCTGCTGATCGCGTGACCTACCGCCAGCGGTGTAGCACGCGACCGGCTGGCGATGAAATTGCGGAAGCGGCTCCTGAATGCGTCATCGGACTCAGCGTCCAGGCCATTCTGAAAGACGCTTGTGTTGTTGACTGAATCAATGCCTGGCATGGCCGATGCCAGCATGGAGATTGTGCCCACCTGTACGTTGCCAACGTTCCCCGGTGTCTGCGCGATAACTGGTACATCAAGGGACGCAATCCCGTCGCTCACGACATAGCCATTGCTCGCAGCCGACCAGGAGGGTTGCGATGTATCCGCAGCTACTGCGAATGTCTGTGTTCCGTCCGCGGTCCGGACCAGCGCACCCGCCGGAATCAAGGCGGACATGCCCGGAGTGAACCGTGAAAGTGTCACGGTTCCGGTAGCGGCAACGGCGGGCAGTCGGGTCAGCGTAAGATCGGCCATCCAGCTATCCAGATCAGCCCCATTGCTGGTGGCTGCGCGGGTTGTTCGCAGCACCTGTAGAATGAGCCACTGCATCCACAGCCCGATCGAGGCGTTGGCCTCCAACACCGCACGCAGTGTCGAACCCACTGTCAGGTCAAGGAGCTGAGTCGCGGATGCCTGGACAGCTGCCGCCATCGATTGCACAAGCGCGCTGAATGTTCGGAGGGAGAGCCGCATGACCCTAGCCGGACACCGAAAACGAAATCACCTGCGTCTCGCTGCTGTCGGCATCCGCATAGCGTATGTGCACGTAGACTGAGCCGGGCGCCCCGCCGGGAGCAACCTGCACATCGATCAACGGCTCGGGTTGGCGCGCGACCACAGCCTCCTTGAAGATCTGGCTCCGGATCACGGCCTTAATCTGAAGTGGATTGGTCGGCTGGCCGATGAAGCGAGCTAGGCCGGCGCCGTAGTCAAGTTGCCAGATATAATCACCTGGATTGGTCAGAAGGCGGCGCAGCACGCGCTGCTGACCAAGCATTGAACCTGTTGCGGTGGCAATGTCACCAGTGGCGCCGATCACCAGATCGGAGCCCCATTTATGCGACGCGTCAGGCATGATGTTCAGTCCGCTGGACTGGCGACAGTTGTCGTGCCGCCGCGAGAATCGGTATGTGTGTGCGCGTCATAATGACCACGCAGACGCGACAACGAACCTTGCCGATCATAGACGTCCCCAGTGACGTGCAGGTCGCCGTGCATCTGGATCGTTCCGTCGTTCTGCAGCTTGATGAAGCTGCCAGATCTGTGCACTACCCAAAGTTCGCCAACCGGCGTTATGGGCGACGTCTGTGCGTTCGAGAAAGTCCGCCCAATGATGATGCCGTGTTCGGCATCACCCTCCTGCGCCAGGACCAGCACTTGGTCGCCAGGCGTCGGCGGGCAGCAAATGCCCCAACCATTTCCGGTCCAAGGGGACAGGATCGGCAGCCAGCCACTCAGCACACCTTCCGGCTGCAGTGTAACCCGTGCTGTCGCGGCGGTCGCATTGACCGATGTGACCGTGGCAAAGCGCGGCTGACTGCCACCTTGATCCAGCGCCCCGGCGTGCTGCTTGATGATGTTGAGAAGGCGCTCCATGTGCTACGCGGGGTTGCCGGGGATGCCTGCGTTGTCGCCGCCGAATGTCGTCTCGGTGCGTGGTGAGGTGTTCTTTCCGAGAACACGTTGCGTCAATCCGCCGTCTTGGTTCAGCCGACGTTCGATGACATCGACGTAGTAGGTCTGGTCGAATTCCGTACCGGTGCCTTCCAGCACGACGATGCTCCGCGGACTGAGCGAAAGCTCACCTGGCATGCTGATCCTGATCGTGCGTTCATGGCGTGTCAGCTCTGCCAGCTTCCGCTGGGCGAATTTCAATGCACCATCTGGCGTCAGGTTCGGTTGCACGAAGACATAGCGTTGAGGCGGCCCATTGGAGCGCTTGGTACCGCCGCGTCCGGCGGCACGCGCCCGCTGAATGAACGCACTGTTTTGCCTGGAGTTCCAACTTTTGACAACCACTTCGATATCGCGTGCCAGTGTAAGCGAACGCTCCAGCTTGAGGTCGATCACGTCCTCCGGTCGCAGAGACATTGCGAGATCGCCCGTCTGTGTTGCGGGTTGAAAGCAGAGCGTTTGCCCTCGGACGAAGACATCAAACCCTTCCTGCCGAGCCAGGAAGACGAGGAGGTCCCATTCGGTGGTGGCGTGGCTGAACTGGTCGAGTGTGATTCGATCGTGCTCACTCTGGTAGTAGCGGCCCACCGGCGTCGTTGTCGGTGACACCTGTGGCGTCAGACTATGGCGCTCCGCCAGGATAGAAGCGATCTCGCTTGACGTGCGATTTGCGAATGTCTCCCGTGTGCGGGTCTCGATCAGCGCGGCCGTAAGGTCGCGGCCATCTAGATGAACCAGCCCAAGCGCGGGTTCGATGCTCACGCTGTCGACGGCACCCTGCACCAAGCTGACAAACGATGCGCCGCCATCAAGACTGAACTGAACCTCCAGCAGGATATCTGGCTCACTGGCCCAAAAGGATGCTGCGGCCCACTCATCGACGCCCAGCGCAACGGAGGCACGGAACCGATCGGCCGCGTAGTAGTTATTGGAGACGACTTCAGCCTCCATTGCGCCCACGACTATCTGGCCGTTGGCGACAATTTGCAGGCGCGGAGTACGCCAAGCGCTTCGCGACTCATTGAGCGGCAATACCACCTCCCGCACTGGGATCGACGTCCGGGATAAGCAATGTATTGACGCCGGCAAGCATCGGATCCGAGAGGCCGTTGAGCTCAGCAATACGTATCCACTGAGTCGCATCGCCAAGTTGAATGGCAGCGACTCTGAATAGGTTGTCGCCGGCCACGGGGATACTCTTCATGGTCAGGTGCTTGCATTCGCCAAATTGGATGACGTCCTGCCGAGGTAGGCGCCGGCGGAGGCGAGTGAACTGAGTTGACCAGCCGCATCGGCTGCGGCCATCAGCCCCGCCACTCCCCCTTGTGCGGATCCGACGTCGGCGACACCTGCTCCGGTGAGGGTGGCCTCAGACGCTTCGACAGCAGCTCCTATTGAAGACCGGGCGTCGACGAGACAGGCTTGGGCCCCTGTAAAGGCTGCAGTGCCTCGGGTAGTGGCGCCTGGCGCCGTAAGCGCCGTCTGTAGCGGCGACAGGTCCACGCCGGCATCCGAAGCGTCACTAGCGGCGATGCCGACATCTGCCAACGCAGCGGTCGCGAGCGAAGCAGCCGCCAGCAAGAGTGCTGATGCCTCGTCCCGGATCACGGTGCAGACGATGCGATAGGGAATCCACCAGCTGCTGCGATAGTCAGCGCAAAAGTCGCTGATTAACACTGTGTAGAACAGGACATCCCACGTCAGCGGCAATGGGATACCGGCAACGCGCAATTCATCCAAGCTGCGAGCACGAAGTATTGCGTCCGAGCCGGCAAAGATTCCTGAGAAGCTGATCTGCGCATCGTCGCGCCCCAGTGCGTCGATCACCCGGGACCCGCTTGGCAGGCGATGCAAGGCGAGGCGTTGCCTGCCGCCAAAATTTATTCCTGATGGAACCTCGTAGTCCTGGAAGACGATTGGACCAAGCAGCAGCGCCACATCAGTCATCGGCGTGATCGCTTAATTGCGCAACCGCGCGCTGGCCTATGTTTGCACCGCCTTGTAAGGTTGTCTCGCCGTCGCTGTGGAACGCCACTGCGATGGCTAAGGGTGCTGTCATCGCGGCAAGGGAGGGCGGTGCTTCGCCGCTGAACCAGAGGACGAAGGGTATACGGATCTCTTCCATGTGTTCAGGAGCCACTGGATGCGCCGGGATAAGCTGCACTCATGCGCGGGTCGATGCCCGTTGTCATAGCGCCTGGGCGCGAGGCGTATCTTTCGAGGTGATCGATTACCCATTGGCCGAGTTGAGCGCCATCCAGGATGATCGTGCCTTGCCTCGGCTCCGACTCGCCTGGTAACTCCGCGGGAGCCGTGCGCGACAGTGGTACCTCTGGCTGTGCGGCCATATGGGGCGTGACGTCGAGCGGCTCCGTCGTGTTGGGAAGGACCCCGGCCGCGCGCACGACGGTTTGCGTTGCGAACATCCGCTGTGTCGATTGTGACGTACGGCCGGGGGCCACAGCGCCAATGACAATCTGGCGGAACCGCATGCTCTCCTGAGGGGTTTCGATTTCATCGCTGGTAGTCTCTGGTGCTGCCGCAACCGGTTCTGCACTGACTTGTAGCGCCAATGATTGGGTCGACGCATCGTTACCAGGGACAAGCGATGGCGACGGCGCAAGGTTGGGCGGCGCGACGCTCGCCAGTGGATTGACTGACGCTGGCGTTGCGGGCACAGCCACTGGGCTGGGAACAAGAGATGCTGTGGATGTCGTCAACTGCGGTGCCTTGCGTGGTGTCGTGGTGGCGTTTTGACCCGCCACGTGCCGAGGTCTAATCAGGCTTCGATCGGGTCGCGGTATCGTCCATGTGCGTGGAGGCTGGGCTTGATCCGACCGCACTTGCGGTTTGGGAACTTCGTGAGCACTCGGCCAATCTGTCGCTGAAGTTTGAGGTCGTTCGGGCGTGAAGCCCCACTGCTCCCCGCGCCCATCGTGTGGGTGGCCAGCGTCGGAGGGGGCACTGATCGGTGCGGCGTTGATGTCGAATGGGCTCAGCCGCTCGCCGAGATGCGTCATTGTCTCCAGCATTGCTCCGCTGGCGGTGACAGTGCGGCCCAGTACCGTTAGCTCCCGTTCGACCATGGTGATTGCACTGCACACGCCATAGCCATAGGCAAGTCTGGCGCCGATAGCCGGTGGGTCGTTATCGGTCACTCTCGACCATCCAGCGCAATGTGCGCCAATCGAATGTTCTGCCATCCAATGAGCCGAGAGCGACAACAAATGCCATCCGCTCATCGGCCGGCAGGCTGAAGGCGACGTCGAAGGGCACCCCGTTCCGGACCAGATAGAGGCAGTCGATCAGGTCGGGGTGCCGGCTCAGTTTCCCGCCGTTTCTACCATCTCGGCTGTACTCGTTTCTGGAGTTTGCTCGAGCACCTGCGCGACCGCCGCAACCCCGGCATCGCCTAGGCGGCCAATCATGGCTTCTATCTGGAGTTCATTGGATGGCGAGGGCACTGGAACATCGTCGATGGCGGCCACCGAACAAGCGATCAGTGCCATTCCCAGCCACGGCTGATTTTGTGCCAATAGCGCGCCGGCCGCCTTGAACAGCCGAAGTCGATCGAGAGCAGTAAGACGCCTGATGGTGAGGCGCCGCCCGTTGCCGTCGATGACATTCTCGGTCGCGGTGGCTGCTGCCACCATGGATGCAGACGGGGTCACTAGATGCGGCGCCTACGGACGGCGAAGAACTCCAGCTTTTGCCTGACACTGCTGTCGCCCTTCCAGATCCCGGCATTGCTAAATTTGAATGTCACGTTGTCATATTGGTAGGTCGATGTGGACCCGTTCGTCTCGGTTACATACTGATACATGGTGCTGGGCGCCGGGTTGCTGCCATTGAAATACTGCTGCTCAGCAGTGGCGATGAAGTCATCGATGGTCGAGCTGCCGCGCTCAAGCTCGAAGCTCCCTTCCCAACCTTTCGGCAACTCGGTGCCCATGTGCGTGCCATCCAGCCGGTCCACCCTCACCGATTGGGTTATCTGACGGCTGTCGAACGACGTGACGTGTGTCAGGTCGATACGTCCTGTTGGGCCGATCAGGACCAACTGCGTGTCGCGGCCGACAGAGAACATAGTCAGAGACATCTGGTTAGCTCCTTACGCCGCCTGGCCGCCGGGCAGAGTCTGACGGGACACCTGCACGGTCTGGCCGCCTTCCATGTTGACGATGAACTTCTCGTTGATCGCCTGGTATTGCACCTGTGCATCTGATTGTACATAGCCAAGATCGGTCCGGCTGGCGGGATTGTTGGAGGTGTCACAGATCACGCTGAACGGTAGGCTGCCGTCGGTGCTGCCAAGCAAACCCTGCCCGAGCATGTTCTGCAGAAACGCCAGCTGCGTGGCGCGTATCCT